ATATTCTCCAGAAGCGTAACCTTCTTTAAGTGTGTTTGCTATAGCCTGTTTTTCTTCTTCCGATTTTACTCTACCGTACGACGGGTGGTCTTCTTTAGCTATCCCTCGCATAGGAGATTCAGAGTATTTACTTTTGTTATAGCAAATGGGCTTACCTACCCATTCAGCTAACCAAACATTCTCCGCTGCTTGTAGTCTGTCGATAGATTCTACATGCTCAACTATTTCAAATATGAAACACTCTTCCCCATATTTGTTCCATGCTGCTTGTAAATGCTGGCAGTGATGCTTGTTTTTACGAAGCCTATTTCTGTGACATCTAAACCGTTCTCTAGTATTGCCAGTGCTACCCACATAAAATTTTTGATTTACTACATTTCGTATCTTATAAATAACTGGAGTTTTCATTTCATCACCTTTTGTATAAAGACTATGAAACATATTATATCGGATACCACACGTTGTGTATATAGCGAACATAAAAAAGCCCTCCGAAGAGGGCTTATAACACCTAAGTGTTTGATTTTACTTAAGAACCGCTTGAACCGTAGACGGCTAAAGGATCGCTCCATCCGAAGCTGTAGCGTTCTCTCGCTTTATAACGTACGTTACCGCTATCAAAATCCCCGTCCATTGAGTTAGTTAATGGACTACGAACGAAATGTTTTAACCCATTTGGTACGTCCGTGGTTAAGAACCAAGCGTTGGTGTCAGTCAAGAAGTGGTTGATAGCATAGCCTTCAGGAACAGCACCGTTGTTTTTCAACGCGTTGATGTCATTGTCGGTTGTACCAACACGAAGTTCAGTTTCCAACAAACGAGTTGCAACGAATTGCAATGCTGGTGGAACGATCAACTTCTTAGGTTTAGCAGCGATCAATAAACCACGTTCGTCAGTCCATGCAGCGATTTGGATCACAGCATTTTCCAATGAAGTTTCGTTTAAGTCAGCGGCGGTAGATGGGATGTTGCTGTTTGTGCCACCATTCACCAATGGGTGGTTAGCACTGAACAAAGATACACCGTCACCACCAGTAACAGCTGCGCTGAAACCGTTGTTTAAAACGTTAGCTGCTTTAACCTGTTTGGTGTAAGCCATAGCACGAGCCAATGCTTTTGTATAACGAGCAGACAAAGAGTCATACAAGTTATCTTCAATAGCTTCTTCAGTTAAGCTGAAGCCCAAAGCAATTGTTTCGTGGTTGTATCGTGCAGTCCAAGCTTCTTGAGCATTGTCGTATTGAAGAGCTGAGCCTTCATTTTTGACAGGAGCTGCTGAGAAACCAGACAGTTTTGTTTCTTCTTCAAAAGAACGTTCAGAAGTCTCTGTTTCGTAGATTTCTTTATGTTCTTCACCGTAACGAGCGTATTCCAAACCGAACAAAGCGTTCAGACCCGGTAACAACTCTTTTAATAGCTGGGCGCGTGAAATTGCCATTAATCAACTCCTAATTAAACTGCTGTAGCAGAATAGTAACCGTGATAACCGAAGTTAAACTTCACGAGCACTTCTGGGTACTGTGTGAACACCAATGTTGAACCAGCTGCAAAAGCTGTAGTTGGTGCTGCATTAAGCACAACTGTAGTAGCACCAGCAGCTGCTGCTGTAGCCACAAATGAACCACTTTGGATTACTTGACCTGCAGAATCTAAACTACCTACATCAGTACCAACAACTAACGCTTGAGTCAACGCAGTGCTTGTAGTAACAGTCGCTGTAGAGATAGACGAATAAGTTGCAGTACCCAAAGACACAGCAGTATCACGAACGATGTCAATAACACGGAATGGTAATGTCGCAGTGCTTAATGCAGTTGGAACCAAAATCGCGTTAGCTGAGTCACCGGTATTAGCGCTACCTGCGTTAGTGGTAATACCACCTACGTTAGAACCCACCATTACTTGAGCAACAGAACCAATATTTGCTGCAGAAGTACACATAACCGCTCTGATAACGATGTCTGGATCATCAGAGATAATCGCAGTGATGTCACCGGCAGCAATGTTGCCCGGATAATACTGACTCCACAACCGTTGTTTGGTTGACGGGCTAGTGTAGTAACAACCTAAGAAAATACCGGTTGTTTGGTTAGCGGTAGTAGCAGATGCGATAGACGCACGAGTTACGAAGCCGTTAACTTCTTTAATTGCATCGCCAAAGTAAATTGGTGTAGCGTAGTTGTACTGGATTTGCACATTACGTGTAGAACCCGAGAACACTTGACCGCCTAACAAATTTACCGGCTTGTACCCATATGGGGCTGAAACGACAGGATAAGCCATTATAAACTCCTAAAAATTAAGAACCTTTACCGAAAGAAGTTGTTGATTTGCGTTCTCTAAACAGAGGCATACGCGCATCATTTTCTCTCATAAAACTACTGTCTACTGCACTCGCTTGAGATTCTGTGGCGTTAGCATAATGTGCTCTACGTTGGTCCATAAATTCTTTAGGGATCTTGCATAACAATAGGCCGCCAATTTCGATGTTGTCTTTATATCGACCCTCGCCAGAGGCTAACAGTGTGTATTTTGGTTGCTCTTCAATTCTTACTGGTTCCCAACCCTCACGAAACGATTTTGAAATGTTGCTAGGGTCATCTTTGTTCAGCATTGAAACGCGAATCCATCTATAGGCGAAACCATCCTCTTTGTCAGGTTCAGGGAGCGCTTCAGGTGGCATCCACTGCTTAGGACGCTCTGTTAGTGCTCTGGTTTCTAGCTCGCGAGTTATTCTGTTTTGTGTAGTAGCCATTATTTATTCTCCAATTTTAAAACTTCTCTAGCGTAAACTTCAGGGGTTAGACCAAACTTTTTGGCAATTTGGACCTGACTCTGAGTAAGTCTTATCTTATTCGAGGATGTGCTACGGGTTGCCGGCGCTACGACTGTGCGTGGTTTTGCCTTGGGTTCCCCAAAATGCTCGCTAAACCTTGTGCGCATCGTCTTGTCCAATGTGCTGTAGTATTCGTCAGAACCTACTTCAACGCCACTATTTACTAGCTTCTGGTGTAAGCCTAATGCCGCTGCTGTCATCTCCTCATCCTTACCAAACCAGCTGTTGCGTTCTTGCCACGCTTGCGCTTTACGGTCAGGTTGTACGGCTTGAGGCTGTACAGGTCGTTCTTCACGGCGCTGTTGTACAATATCTTCAGGTTCTTGTAAAGGGGTCTCCTTTAAATTTTCGGCACGAAGTACCTTTAATTGCGCCAAATTCATCTTTTCTTGCGCTGCAATCACGCCATCGGTGTCGCCAGACTCGTAAGCTTCTCTGTACGCGCGTCTAGCAGCGTCCATTTCCATTTGCGCATTAGTCTGTGCGGTAGAGATGTATTCCTTCTCACCGGTGCTGTATGCAGAACGTAGTTTTTGGTTCTCTTCATATAAACGTCTAGCTACCGCTAAAGCTTCTTCTTGCTCTCTAGCTAACTGTTCTTTAGCTCTACGTTCATCATGCCAAACCTTTTTAAGCTGTTTCAGCTTCTGTTTAACACCTTCGTCATACTCTTCAAGCTCATCACGATCTAAATCGTCAACGATCTCTTTAGGCATGGGTTGACGACCTTTGTCTTCCTCTGGGGTGTCATCAACAATCTCGACTTCAATATCAAGCTCATTGTTCTGATCTTGTTCGTCTGGGAATTTATATTCTTCGTATTCAGCCATGTTCTACTCCTTATGCTCTCTTTATGCCGCGTGGATCATCAACTACCGCTTCAACCGAATCATCGTTGATGAGTCGGAACTCACGACCGTGAATCTTTAGTCGTGAGCCAGCATTTGGTCTAACCAAAATAAAATCACCTACCTTGCACCAAGGACCACTAGGGAATTTCTCTTCTGGGTAGCAATCTGGACCTAGAGCAACTACGAATAAAACAGTGGTTAATACTTCTTCGTGCTTCATAGTAACATCAGCTTTAATGATGCCGCTTTCGTATTCCTTTTCTACTTCAGGAATAGCACATAAGATGCGGTAACCAGATGGTTTAGGTAGCTGGCTTGCTTTCTCTTCAGGGGTGGCTTCCAAGTTAACAGCACCAACTACTTGCGGTTTACTGGGGTTTGTAGCCAGTAATATCTCAGTCATCTGAGTTCTCCATTTTGTTTCTAAGGGTTTCAGTTAATTCCCTAGCGATGAGTAACCCTCGTACCTCACCACAGAGCCGTTTATATTCGTCAAAACTATCCGCCTTCCCGTGGCAGATAGCGTTTTGGATTAATTCGACTTCCTCGTTGATCTGTTGAATCAACAATTCAAATGCATTCATTATTCACCTTTTGTCGGTTTGTTTTTTGTCTGAGCTTCCAGCGTTGCCGCTGTTTTCAATGCATCAATCGCCATCTTCTGATTGCTGCTACGCTTCTGCTCAGTAATCTGCGCCGCTGTTTTTAAACCATCAATTTTCAATCGAGCAGCATCACCATCACGCTTAGCAGTTAACTCTGCCGCAGATTTCAACGAGTTAATTTTATTGGTTTGTGCTGCTGTACGCTCTTGTGCTGCGATACGCTCACGTTCAACTTGAATCTGTTGTGCTTTAAGCTGGATATCTGCTTGGTCTTTCTGCGCTTTGCGCTGCTGCTCTGCTGCTTTTAACTGCAACTCTTGCATCTGCATCTGAACCAATGGGTCTTGTGCTTGTTGTTGCGCCTGTTGTTTAGCTGCTTCTGCTTGGTTGTTTTGTAACAACTGTTGCGCTGCTTGAGCCAATAACGGCGCCAACTTAGCTTCTACTTCAGGGTCCATGTGAATGTCTTCACCTGACTCGTCTTTTTGTGGTGGTAATGCAAATCCTAACTGTTGTTCGATCTGTTTGCGGTACTCAAACCCTAAATGCTCAGCGATATGTGCTTGCGCTGCTGCTGCAATCTGAGGTGCTGCTGGATTACCCTGTAACAACTGCTGAATTTTCGGGTCTTGCATAGCAGCCATATGCACTTGGATATGTGCTTGATGGTCTTGAGTTAAGAACGCTTTCACAGGTTTCATTGCCAACACATTTTGGTTTTCTGTGATTGGGTCTAACGGTTTCATGTCCTCAGCCATCGGTACTAGCTTCTGTGCGTCTTTAATACCCAGCACGTCCAGCATCTGACGGTGTAACAACGGCATGTTGTAGATTTGAGGCGACTGCTGAGCCAGCTGTAGTACCGCTTGGTATTGGACAATCTTCTGCGCCATTGTGGAGGCGTTTGGGTCAGACACAGGAATAACGTCAACCATCGAGTAGTCAGAACGTTTAGCCTTTCTACTGCCCGTATCTGGTTCGTAGTTGTAGTCTTCCGGTGCGTAGGCAGCAATGATACCTTTTAACAACACCAACTCTTGCTTAAAGCTATAGTGAACACGTGCTTGAATTGCACTCATTGACTTCAGAGTACGCTCTAAAATAGCCAGCGTGGTGCCTACAGGTGCTTGACCTGACATATCAGAAATCTGTAAGTCAGCTGCGTTAGCAAATCGTCTACCTTCATCAACAATCTGGTTAAGCAACGCCATTAATGTCTGGCTAGGCTCTTTATAGGGCAATGGGATGATGTTATCGCGCATTGCGCCACTTGGTACGTCTACATCACGCCATTCGCCCGGTGCTATCGGTGTGTCATCACCTTTAATCCGCATTCCTCTAGCTTTGAAGCCACCCGGGAGGTTAGACAATGTACCTGCGTCCACAAGCTGTCTAATAAGAGAAGTGCCAGATTTAGCAAAAGCGCCAACAAGATGAATAAGCCCGAAACAATAAAAACCAAAACCCGGCACATAGCCGTAATGCACGAAATGCTGACGTTTTTGATACGATTCATCACCTTCCTCCCAGTTTCTACGGATAGATAGGATTGTATTGCTACCTTTCTCAACGGTAACCACGTATGGCAACGCAATACCGGTCGTTTCTCCACCTTCTTCATGCTCAAAACCCGGCAAATCGAGGTCAACGTGCATCTCCAACACCTTATATCGGTCGTCAGATGTCGCTCTAAAACCCATCTTTTCAGCGATTTTTTTCTCAACTTCGTCCAAAACGTTGTCTGGTTCACCCAAATCAACATCTCTATAGAAGCCAGCCACCTGCAAACGACGCAAATCGTTCTCTGTCTTGCGCATTACATGGGTTACACGCTCTGCTTGCTCTAAATTCATCGCACCATAAGGTACAACGAGGTCTTCAGCAGGTACAAATACGGAAACTTGACGGTCTAAATGCGGATCGAAGTACACTTTCTTGAACGCATTACCTGACATACCTAAGCCCCACAGCATACGCTCGTGTTCTGGCCTAAATTCG